GGAACACCAAATCATTCCAGAGAAGACATAGTTCCTAACTTGATTCGCCTTGACGTTCATCTTCAGCATATGTTGAACCGTCTCAAATGTCTGCTTGTCGATGATAGGCTCAAAATATCCTTCGATGCCGTATGCTTCGCCAATGTATTTCCGATTCATCAGCATATGCTTGAAACCGCCTTGTGTCTTCGGAAGACCGTTCCCCTGCATCAGCCTCATCGTTTTCCGTATGCTACCAGTTTCCAAGTATGTCTGGAATGTTTGCTTCGCTATGTCTGTCGTCTCTGGATCTGGGACGATGTGCTTGTCCTCAATCTTGTATCCAATCGGCACACACCCGGACAATGCCTCACGCTTGGTCTTCTTGTAGTCGAAAGTCCTGTTGATTCTGAGAGCGGTGTTGCCGGCCTCGTATTCGGCAAATGCCATCATCTGTGTCACCATCAATCTTCCAGCCGGAGATTCGGTTTCGTAGCTTTCCCAAATCGTCTTCCAAGGCACTCCATACTTGTCCAAAATCTCTTGCACGTTCATGTAATGCTTCACACTTCTGAACCAGCGGTCAAGTTTACATATCAAAATGATGTCTATCTTCCGCTTCTTTACATTATCCAGAAGCCTCTGCAACTCATCTCGCTCATTGAGCAGAGTGCCAGAGACTCCATCGTCAACGTACACATCTTGAATCTCATAGTTATGCTCGTTTGCATATTTCTTCAGCGCATCGACTTGTGCCGGGATCGAATCCCTGTCGGCTTGTTGTTCGGTGCTAACTCGTGCGTAAAGTGCCGCTCGTTTCATGCCGTTCTCCTTCTATCTGTTGTACGTCTTCTTTTTCCCAATCATTGTGTCTTACATGATCTAGTGCATGAAGGAAACACCTTCTCTGCATTTCACTTGACCACCTGGAATTGATGAAAATTGTGTAACTGTCATCACCGTTATGGCAGATTGACTCTCCAATCATCGGGTCGAGGTCTGCCAGTACAAGTACAAAATTGTAACCTATAAGGTCAGTCGGGAGATTCGTCTCCGTTAAAATCGTAGTTGTCATCTGGATTCTCCGCTTTGTAAAGGGCAACAATCATGTCATAGAATGCTTGGAATCTTTTTGGGTCGATATTCTGTTTGACATGATGCAGTGCATGAAGCTGCGGGTCTTCGAACATTTGTTGTGCTATCATCGCCGACATGGCATCTTTATAATACGCCTTGTCCTGTGCATTTTCTTGTACACCATTAAGCAAATAGTCTGTTGTTGTCTCCAATCTATCAGCAATCTTCTGGAGCCGTGCCGATGACATTGTGGTTCCTTTTTTGAGTTTCCCGATGCTTCCTCTTCCAAATCCCAATTCTGTTTCTAGGGCAGTAATAGAAATTCCTCTTTCTTTGCATAGCTCATTAATCCTGTCAAAAGTAGTCATTTTTCTATCCTCAAAAAAAAGCATAAGAAATATTTCTACTTTCTTGTTGACAACTAGAAACTATTCTACTACAATACCATTTGTAAGCAGAAATAATTCTACTGAACAACAAAAAGCAGAACTGAATATATGAATAGTGTGGTAACTAAATCATAGAATATGTTCTACTATTTGTCAATGTTTTGTAACAAAAATTTAAAAGAAAGGGGGTGCGGCAGTGTACTACGAAGTCATCTACAAGATGGCAAAGGAACGTGGCATTTCCATCAAGTCTCTGGAAGAGGCGGCAGGCCTTGGAAATGGAGCGATTGGAAAATGGCGAACGCTGAAGCCTAACATGGCGAGTTTGGAGAAGGTAGCAAAAGTTCTTGGTGTAAAAGTCATAGACATAGTTAGTGCCAGTGAGGCTACTGAGGATTAAAAGGAACAATGCACAGAAAATTTCTTGGAGTTTATTTAATAACCAACACAATCACAAAGCGAACGTATGTAGGAAGGTCTGGCAACACACGTTGGAGAATAAAGCAACACCTTGATTCGTTGAAGGGCGGGTATCACCCAAACGAGCTAATGCAAGAGGATAGCTACACGTTTGGATATGAGACGTTTGAGGCCAGGGTCATCGGTTTTTATGACGAACATGAGGCATCGAGAATGGAAACATTCATGATGAAGATGCTAAGAACACAAGACAAAGCGTTTGGCTACAACTACAAAGACCGTTCCGGGAATTGCAAGACCGCAATAAATGATAGGTGGAGAACGCCGCCGATGGCATGGCAACCGCATTTCAGACGTATGTTCCTGGAAGGAAAAACAACATGGCGAGTTAATAGACTCCCATATCACGAGCCGGAGCCGATTGACGAATCCGTTCGATGGTGAAAAAGACAAAGGAGAAAACAATGAGAACAATAGGTGGAATCAAAATCCCGGACAAGGATACATACAAAATCCAGTCCACATTCAAGTACGAACAGTTCCAGCTCATCGAGGGCAACAGAAGCATCGACCACGAAGACCGCATCGAAAAGAGCATAAGGAAGAGCGGACTTCTGCTTCAGCCGATACTGGTGAACCAGAACATGGAGATCATCGAGGGGCAGAACAGATACCAGTGTTGCCGGAACCTTGGACTTCCGATTTACTACGTTGTTCAAGAAGACATCGGCTTGGAAGAGGTCAAGAGCCTTAACAGTGCATCGAAAAATTGGACAACACGGAACTACATCCACTCGTTCGCAGCCGGTGACAAGAAACTCGACTACATCTATGTTGAGCAGTTATTCAAGCAGTTCCCTTGGGCAACACAGAGAATTGTGAACTTCGCCATTCACGACTTTGTCGGTGGATTGAAGAGCGGTGCGATCAAATCTGGCGATATGAAGTGTGACGAGGTTGAGTACAACAGGTCGGTGAATGCGCTTGGATATGCCGAGCAGTTCCGAAAATTCATTGATGGTGTCGGCGGCAGAAAAGAGTTCTACTTGATCGCAATCATGTTCTGCTACTTCTGCGAGGAAGTTGAAAACGATTACCTTCTCACAAAATTCCAAAAGTACCACAAATCGCTTTCGCCCATATCCGACATCAAGTCTGCGGTTCAGCAAATCGAGACTAAGATTTACAACTATCAGATGCGGACTCCCAGAGAGCCTATTTCCATCGTTATGGAATATGAGAGAGCAAGAAGGGCCGGACGCAGTAACAAAAGAAAAGAGGAATAAGCCATGAGAATGATGGATGTTGACAAACTGAAACCGCATCCGAAGAACAACTACTTCTTTGATGACATTGATGGAGAGCCGTGGACGGCATTCCTGGAATCGATTGAAACAAGTGGCGTGATCGAGCCGATTATCGTTTCCGCTCCCGACCTCACAATTGTATCTGGTCATCAGAGAGTGAGAGCTTGCAAGACTCTTGGAATCAAGCAAGTGGCGGTCGATGAAAGAACCTTCGATTCCGATGATGAGATTCTGAAGCAGTTGATCGAAACAAACATCCGTCAGAGGGGAATCGGAAACATCAACTTCGTAAAGTTTGGGCGATGTGAAAGAGAACTTGAAAGAATCTATGGCATTCAGAAAGGGAACAATCAGCACACACAGGATAGTCCCATTGGGACTAAGCAAAAAACTCAAAAAGACCTCGCAGACGAAAGCGGTGTGAGTCTAAGCACATACAAAAGATCAATTCAACTTGCGGAACTGCCAGAAGAAATTCAGCAGATGGTTATGGACAGAAAGGTGACGGCATCCACTGCAAGCAGAGTTATCGCAAAGCTTACTCCAGAAGAGCAAAAGCAGCTTGCTGAACAGATTTCTGGCAAGGATAAGGTTTCCGGCAAGGAAGTCGAGGCAGAGATTGCAAGGCTCAAAGCAGAGAACAAGCGTCTCAAGGATGACAACAAAATACTCGCCAGAAGGTCTGAGCCTACGGTCATCGAGAAGACGGTCGAGGTTGAGGTAGTGCCGGATGACTACGAAGAAGCAAAGCGTGATGCCGAGATTGCCAGAAAAGACTTCAATGCTTCTCAGAAGCGGTATGAGGAGATGGCAGAGAAATGGAAGGCATCGGAGCGTGAGAAGGAGAGGCTCCTCAAAGAGAAGAACGATCCTGCCGTACAAGAGGCTGAGAGGATTAAGTTGAACGCAATGTCGCTTGTTGCCGGGGTATCAAACTTCCTTGAGAAATTTGGTGGCTATTCATTCCTTATGAATGAGGTGAATGCTCTTCCGAAGAACCAGAGAGACGCCGTCAATGAGGCGGTCAATGCTATGAATAACTGGGTGAGCGCAATGCTCAATGAAACAATATCAGAGGTGGTTGAATGAATGAAATAAGCACAACTCAGAAACTTGAGATGATGATGAAGGAACTCATCACGATCAATATGGATACGGCAAAGAAAGTGGACAACATGGACGGCCGTATCTCGAACATCGAGAAGCGTACAAAGCGTCTGGAAGACGATGTTCAGCTTACAACTCAGCAGAGGAATACAGTGAGAAAAGCGGTTCACAACCAGGTCCTTAAAGTGCTTGAGTTGCCGGACAAGAAGAGCGAGTGGAAGGCAGAGCACTATGTTCTCAGCCAGAAGTATTCAAGTATCTTCCATGCAAGGTGCTATGTGGAAGTCGCATCAATGGGGCACCTTGCCAAACCGTATGGAGATACCACACAGAGCAACTTTGTTGATGCCATCAAGGACATCGAAGCTTGGATTCCAAGAAACGGCATCGATGGTCTGAAAAAAGAGGCTGATATGAATCGAGAAGCCAGAAGAACCATTGAGTTCTGAAGCCGCTCAAGAAAGGAGACAAATGAAAAACACAAGAATCAAGTGCAAGACAATCGAAGAAGCCAAGAAAGTGCTTCAGATGATTGAGGACAGGCATCCCGAAGTCAGATGGGGAGAAGGACAGAAGCCCACAGAATTCCATCCGTGGGAACGAGACAAGAGCATGAAGGAGTGTTGGCTCAATGTTTGTGAGAACAGCATCAGCTTTACAACGCCTTATACGCCTTACAAGGATCTCTGGGTGAATGCCACTTCTGCGAAGAGATTCCTTCGTAAAGCGAACACATCCATCCATATCTACCAGAGAGGTAAGATGGTCATTGCTCACGAGAGCGAGACTGGTCGTGAAGGGATTGCGAAGTGCAGTCCAGATGATAAGTTTGACTTTTCCATCGGAGCGAGAATTGCGCTTCTGAGGCTTTTCGGAGAGGAAGTTCCCGATAGCCTTACTGGAAAGGAGAAGATCGAGGAGAAGGAAGAATTCAAGGTCGGAGACAGGGTAGTCATCCGTGATTGGGATGACATGGAGAAGGAATTCGGACTCAATTGCATGGGGAACATCAGGTGCAATTGTACATTCACTACAGAAATGAAGAAATATTGCGGCAAAGTCGCACAGATCAAAAGCTTCAATTCGTTTGACCCTGGTGTTGTCAGACTTGAGTTTGAGAACTTCACAGGAATCGTTCCTTATTCTTTCTCAACAGACATGATCAAGAAGGTCGGCGAGAATCACAAGCCTACTAAGTTCCAGGTTGGTGACCTAGTTACTTTGAAAGACGGAGTCGATAGATACGATTCTCCCGGTGGAATCAGAATCCACGATGAGATGTTCGAGATGGGTCACTGTAAGCCTATGGAAGTCGAGGCAGTGGACGATACCATTGTTGGCACTATGTATACTTGCAAATCGGAATACGATCCTTACCACTTCACCTTCCACGAGGCTGCTCTGGACAAATGGGAAGACATCAAGGTTGGTGACACGGTAGAAGTTGTCAACTCCGGCAAGTGCTACGCCAACTATTCTGAGTGGGTGGCACGGAATGTCGAAGACAAAGAGACGATTGCCAAATATGCCTACGGATTTACACCGAGAGTAGGAACGAGAGGCAAGGTTCTCCAGATTGCCGATCACCTTAGAAGGAGCGATGGTCTTCTGGTCTACATCAACGATGGAACTACTGACAAGTGCTACCTCATTGGCATCAAGGGAGTGAAGAAGGTTGAATCTTGAACTACTTCAGACGGCGGTCGAGAGGATACTCAGCCGCAAATACGGAAAGACGGTAACTGTGAGGATAGATGATGGCAGTAGCAAGAATACGGAAGATGAATCTTCCAGATGCTCCCAAGCCTACAAGGTCGGTTAAATACCAGGACCCAAGGGAGAAGGAGCGAGAGCAGAGGCTCAAAGAGTCTCAGGGCAAAAGCTTAGAAATGCGGAAACGGAATGAGGGAAAGCCTATTCGTTTCTGGGATGAGGCAAGGCTAGCAAAATTGAGGCGATTGTGGAATGAAGGCGAATCGACCAACTATATCGCCAGAGAAGTCGGGGCCGACATAAAGGCAGTTCAGAATCGCATAACTGTGGAGATTCGAGCTGGGCGATTGGAGAGCCGGAAGAGGCCGATGACCAAGGAAGAGGTCGAAAAGATATATCGGATGAGAGATGCCGGTATGACTCGAAAACAGATAGCGAAGGATTTGCGGCGTTCACCGCATACAATTATAAAGATTCTCGATGGGAGGGAGAGGAAATGAAAGAAAAGATTTTATCCATTGTGTGTTTCATGAGTTTCGTGATAGTGGGAACAGGAATTGATTCCATCTTCGATGGTGGATTCGTGTTCTGGCTTGCCTCACTGGGAGTCATGTTCATCAGCGGATATTTTCTTTTCGGTAGCAACTGATATATCCATTGGTTGAGAAAGGAGTAAAAATGGATACGAGTGCATTCATCACACCCAATATGTACATGGAGTTGGTCGAGGCGAAAGCCAAGGTCGAGATTCTGGAAAGATACGTCCAGAAGGAACTGAATAACAATGAAACTTATGTAAGTGCCGAGTTTGTAGCTGCGGTGCTTGGGATCGAGAAGGAGAAGAACGATGAAGCTGATAACAATTGAACTTGAGGCATTCAAGGGAGTCCGCAGTGCCTCATATACCTTCCATGATTTCATCACCGAAGTCTTGGGAAGGAATGGAACTGGCAAGACCACTCTGGCGGTCGCATGGCTCTGGCTCTGGACAGATAAGGACTATGACCTTCAGAGCAACCCGGATGTCAGACCGACATTCATGGAAGAGTGTGAGCCTTCTGTAACTGCTATCTGCGATGTCAATGGAAAGACGGTCAAGTTCCGCAAGTACCAGGCTGACCTTCGGACGAAGAAGCAGAAGGAACAGGATGCTCCTGTTAGGATTTCGAACAAGTACGAGATCAACGATGTCCCCAAGACCCAGAAGGACTTCTTCCGAGATGTCGAAACAATGGGTATCGATGTCGAAAATTTCCTGTTACTGAGTCACACAGACATCCTCATGCAGATGAAGGTAGCTGACAGAAGAAAGGTTATTTTCGCTCTCGCCGGCGAAGTAACCGATATGGATGTGGCGAAGACGATTCCCGAATGCTCAATGGTATCAGAGATGCTTGCCGAGTACAAAGCTGATGAAATCGTGGCAATGCAGAAAGCTACTGTGAAACGGTGTAAGGACCAGGTTGAGTCTATCCCGGACCAGATTATTGGGATGGAAAAATCCAAAGTGGATATTGATCCAGACCTCAACAAGAAGATTGCATTTTGCAATGCGGAAATCGAGGCACTCACAGGACTGGTAGCCGAACTTGCCGAGAAGGCAGATGTCAATTCTTTCAATGCCAAGGCGAAGGAATTAGATGTCCGCAAAAACGAGATTTTTAACAATGCTAACGCAGAGCGTCTGGAGAACCAGAGGAAGGCTCATGAGGCTCTGGATGCGGCAAACAACGCACTTCTGGATGCCAAGAGGAAACTCAATAGCATCGAGTCTTCCGGCTCTAATCTGAACCAGATGTACCTCAATGCTAACGCACTCATGAAGAGGCTGATTGCCGAACTTGAAGACCTCAAGAAGGCTGAATTTAAGTACAGAGACAAATGCCCTACTTGCGGTCAGATGATCCCGAAGGCAGAAGTCGAGAAGGCAAAAGCTAACTGGCAGAAGAGTCAGGATGCTAGGGCAAAGGAACTTGAGGACAGGCTCCGGGCGGTGACCACTCAGTTCGAGAGTTACAAGGCTGAAGGCAAGGCACTTGGCAAGAAGAAGAAGGATGCTGAGAAGAAGGTGTCTGAAGCAGAAGCTAAAGTTGCTGAGTGCAAGACTACGGTCGAGAGTTATGCAGTTCCGGTCACTCCCGATTTTGCGGACATTGATGCTCAGATTGCAGAACTGGAAACCCAGAAAGCTGCTTGCTCCCAGTTCATTATCAAAAAGGCTGAAGCGGAAGATAAGCTTCGCCAGAAGAAGGCTGAACTGAATAACCTTAATCGCCAGACGGCGGCAGTTGACTACAATGCCAACATCGATGCAAGGATCGAAGAGGCGAAGACGGCACTTCGGGGATATGCCCAGAGTAAAGCTGATGCCGAGGCTATTCTCTATCAGATGCAGCTTATCAGCCAGAAGAAGAACGAGATGCTTTCCGATCAGGTCAACTCGCACTTCAGCCGTGTCAAATTCCGGCTCTTTGCAGTCCAGAAGAATGGCGAGATTAAGGATGATTGCACTCCTCTTGTTCTCTGCTCTGATGGTGAGTTTAGGGATATGACCTATTCTGCAAACACTGCGGCTATCGTGGCGGCAAAACTTGACATCTGCGTTGGACTTCAGAAGTTCTACGGACAGGAGTTACCTATCTGGCTTGACGGTGCAGAGTGCTTCGATGGAGAGAATCGCAAGATGCTGATGCTTGACAGGCAATTGATTCTTCTGTGTGTCAGCGATGATGAAAGGATGGTAGTGAAATGATTTCGGTAAAAACGGTTGACGGAAAGTATCAGACACACGTTGGAGATACATCTGGAATTGAACTTGTCAATGAGCTTTCAGCCGCTTATGTTGCAGTGATTATGTCAATCGCAGAAAGCGCAAATGGTGACGAGAAGACGAGGCTCAGACTCGCCAGATATGCCTTCAGAGAGGTGACTTACAAAACTGCGGTTGCTATCGAGAATAAGTGCGGCTTCAACGTACTGGAAAGCGTGGACCACGATGATTAAGTGCGATGGTGGAACGGTTGAACTCAAGGGAGATGCCATCCAACTTACTGCTGAGATGAGCGTGACTCTCAATGGATATATCAACACTCTTGTTGATAATGGTCTGCACAAAAACAAGGGCAGTAACACACTGCTCAAGTCTCTTATCTACAACTTCACACGGACGGCGGCAAAGGCCGGATTCGAGACTAGCTTAACACCGGAAGAGGTTGCAGAATACGAGCGTTTATATAACGAGGTATACGGCGATGATTAAGATCGAGACAGTTGACGGCAAAGTAAATGTGGCTATCGGACACGCAACAGGGACTGAACTCATTATCGAGGCTACTTCGGCGGTTGTTTCTACCATCAATGCTCTTATCGATGAACTGGATGACCAGAAGGAGAAGGAAAAACTCGCACAGTTTGCATTCGAGAAAATCACAATGGGTGCTGCCCTGCTTTGTGTGGACAGGCTTGGAGTCAATCCAATCAGTGATGATGAGTACGACACAGATGATGATGACGATATTGCTGACAAGGACTTCGGCGATAGCTCTGCCATCGAACAGGCACTCCTCAATGCTTTGATGGATATGAAGAAAGATGATGACGAAGGCACGATTGATGACCTTCCGATGTTTTAAAGGAGACAGTAAATGGCAAATGAAGTAACGACTGCTAAACCGAAGTTTAGTGTGGCTCTCACAGAAGAGCTGAATATGCAGAGGGATGCACTTCCCAGAGACTTCAACATTACAAGGTTCGTGAACAACTCGATTGCTTTGCTGAACGGCAATGAAACACTTGCCAAGTTCGCCAAACAGTACGGCACAGAGCAGATTAAGATGGGCCTCATCAGAGGTGCTTATCTGGGACTTGATGCGATGAACAATGAGATGTACCTCGTCCCCTACGGCTCAACGATCAATTTCATGCCTAGCTATATCGGTATGCAGAAACTTTGCATGAAGTATTCGACCAGACCGATTAAGACCATTTATGCCAAGGTGGTTCGTGAAGGAGATGACTTCGAGGAAACCATTGTCAATGGTGAACCTTCTATCACCTTCAAGCCGAAGGCATTCAACACAGGCAAGATTGTCGGAGCATTTGCAGTTTGTCTTTATGCTGACGGCGGCATGGTGTATGAAGTCATGTCACTCCAGGAACTGGAGCAGTGCAGAAAGTCCAGTAAAGCGAAGAATAGTCCGGCCTGGGACAGATTTACGCAAATGATGTATCGGAAAACCGTTCTCCGCAGATTGGCGAAGTTGATTCCTCTGGACATGGATGACAAGTTGGCAGATGCAATGAATGCCGGACTCGAAATTGAAACCGACCCGGCGAAGATTGCCGAAAGGGAAACAGCCGAGAACGGAAACTCTGAGGAACTTGTGATCGAAGCAGCAGAGGTGAGCGAATGATTATTATTGACGATAAATACGCAATCGAGACAGACAGTATGGGGAACTACTCACTGTTCCGCAGAAAGACCGCCAAGAAGGGTAAGAAAGCCGGAGAAGAAATCAGAGATTATGTCGGCCACTTCAACACTCTCCGTGGTGCGGTCATGTCATATGTCCGTGACAGATTCAATTCTGAGACACAGGATTTGGAGATTTCTCTTGCTGATGCGGTCAAAAGGCTTGAAGCAATCGAGAATGATGCAATTTCTAAATTCGGCTTTTAGCGAGGCGTAGAGCGACTTTTAATCGAGTGTGCATAAATCCTCATGGTAGTAATAAAAACGTCCCTACGGATACGCTAGGGGTGTTCTAGGGGCATAATATGAAGCTTATTACAGTTGGAACTGGCAGTAGCGGCAATTGCTACTTGCTGAAGAGGGATAACGACAGATTCATCGCACTGGATTGTGGTTGTAAGTGGAAGGATGTTCTGGTCGGATGTGGGTTTCGACCGATAGACATAGACTTTGCGCTTGTGACTCACTCCCACAGCGATCACTCAAGGTACACGAGGGATTTCATCAGCAATGGCATTGATGTAATCAGCAATGAAAATGTGTTAACCAAAAAAATCTATAAGAAAGGAGCTTCCGCAGTCGTTGCTTTTGAAGTTCCTCACGATGTACCTTGCTACGGTTATCTCATCAAGGTTGACGGCAGAACGATTGTCTACATGACAGATTTCGGTTATTGCAGATACACTTTCCGTTCCTGGGGAGTCGATACGTTTGTCATAGCTTGCAATTACGAGACTCCACCAGATGCGGAAGAAGCCAAATATGCTCACGTAGTTCTTGGGCATAGCAGTTTGGCTACTGTCAAGGACATTCTTGAAGCTAACAAGAGCGAATCTCTGAAGAATGTCATCTTGTGTCATACAAGCTCTGAATCTGACACAGACAGAATGGTAGCCGAGATTAGAGAAGTTGTCGGTGACGGAGTTAACGTCACTGTAGCGAAAAAGAAAGGAGTCATAGACCTATGATTAGAATTGGCAGATACGGAATTTATGGCGGCAAGAAGTGCTTCTTCACTCACCGCAATCCCAAGAATGGTGATGTCTGGAGTGATGACATTGCTATTGTCCACCACACCGCCAACGGTGTAAAGGTCGAGTACGGCAAGTGGGTAGCATCAGATAAAGTTAAGTGGCTTTGATAGCCAGAAAGGATGGTAGATAGATATGGCTAATGTTTGCGTTTTCTGCGGCAGAGCGACTGCTGACCCGAAGGTAACATACACACAGGGAGACAATCCCATGTGCATCGCAAGATTTGGACTTGCGGTAGACAGAAGAGGCAAGGACAAGGGTGTTGACTACCCGAACATGGTTGCCTTCGGCAAGACCGCTGAGTTTGTCGAGAAGTACATCAAGAAAGGCACAAAGGTAGTTGTCCGCTCTCGTTACCAGAGTGGTAGCTATACAAATCGTGACAACCAGAAGGTATATACCCACGAGTTCGCCATCGATGAGATCGAGTTCGCCGAGTCAAAAGCTGCTTCTGCACAGAGTCAGAATTCTCAGCCTCAGAACGCTTCGGCACAGGCGGCTCCGGCACAGAATGTTGATAACTTCGTCAATATCCCTGATGGTATTGATGAGGCACTTCCATTCGCTTGAGGTGAACGATGATACTGCTTGAAGATACAAGGCAACAGGCTCAAAAACACGATATTAAACATCAGTGGTTTGAGAAGAACGGAATCACAATTCGCAGACAGGCTCTTTATTGCGGGGACTACACTCTCCCCACAGACCAGTCTGTTTGTATCGACACAAAGAAGGACATCCAGGAACTTGTAGGAGACATTTGCGGAAAGCAGCATGAACGTTTCAGAAATGAGTGCATCAGAGCACAAGAAGCAGGGATCAGGCTGATTATCCTCACAGAAAACATCGGCTGTAAGGTCGGGCACGGAGAAATCTATAATCCGACCATCACCAAACTTGAAGAACTGCACAGATGGAAGAACCCCAGGCTGTTTATTTTTGATAATGGTAGACAGAAATATCCAAGGGCTACGCGAGGTGTGACTTTACAAAAGGCATGTATGACTCTCAAGGCCCGGTACGGAGTCGAATTTTTGTTCTGCACACCAATGCAGTCTGCCGCAAAGATTGTTGAGTTACTGACAGGAGAGACACATGGTTAAAGCATTAGCGTGGATTATCGTCATAGCTGCGGTCATTGCGGAGATCATAGGGATTGTAGGAATACTCGTGAAAATCGTGTGTTGGGCATTCGGGCTGACGTTCACCTGGAAAGCGGTAATCGGTATCTGGGTAGTTCTGTTGACACTGTGGATCGTTTGCGGAAGTGAGGATAAGTGACATGAAACAGTACTGCCGGTACTGCGTTTGGCTCTGCGTCAACAACGCGCCGTACTTCGATGCCAAGAAAGAGTTTCGGTCCAAAAGTAGCTGTATGCACACAAATAACTGCAAAGATTTCAAATTTGCAAACTGTGAGCCGGAATACCAGGATGCTTTCGGGATAACAAACGGATACAGGCCCAGAAAGCCAAGGCACAGCCAGCAGATAGCAGGACAGTTGGAACTAGATTTATAAAATTCATTTCGTCAAAACAAAGATGCTATCTCCAATGGAAAGTGAGAGAAATTTTTAAATTTCGTTATAAAAAATGCCTCTAAGCAGGCATGGGAAAGTGAAACAAATAATCATCACACAAGGAAAGGAGCGAAAATGAAGAAATATGACGTTATGGGCTGGGAAATGGCCAAGATGGAAGATGTTAAGTGGTGTATCCGCAATGTGAGGAGGGACATTGACAGTTTCGGCAGCCATAAGAGTGAGGAGGCAAGAGACTTTGCGAAGTTCATTCTTGAGCTTGTTGTCCGTAACATGTTCATCGACGAGATCCGCGCGGCGAAGTCAGATGAGGAAAAAGAGAACATCCTAGAAATGACCGGAGACTTCATCGTGGCTGTTTCAGAAGGACATGGCAAGCAGATGACGGTCAAGTTCTTCAAAAAATATGACAACCAGGTCCCTGTTTTCACGAGGCATGGATATGAGGCCATGAAATTTGATTACGAAAGCATGGCAACCCATGTTGCTGAGACTATTGGCGAAAACGCGCACGTCATTGACCTGAACGAGCAGGAGCATGAGAAGAACAGAAGTATCATTAAGGCTATCACTTCTTTCGGGGAGTGCGAAGATGAAGAATCTTAAAACAATTTTAGATCAAAGCGGTATATCGCAGCGCGAACTTGCCAGGAGGCTTAACATTACGCCGGCATCATGCTGCAGGTATGTCAACAATGAGCAGGACCCAAGAGGCGGACTTGCAATGCAGATTGCCAAAGTGCTTAACGTCAGTTTGGAAGAGCTTTACGGAGATAGCTCATTAGATTCTACCAGGCCGCACAAATGTAAGTATTGCGATCTGGAATCTGAAGATTACATGTATCCGACTTTCTATGTTGATTTAGGCATCATTGGCGACTATGAGCTTGCAGTATATGTGAGTGGCGCGGCAGAAAAGCTGGGCGTTGACTTCGGCAGCGAAAACGATGCGCCGGTATTTTCAGAAACCGTCAAGATCAAGTATTGCCCTTTCTGCGGCGCGAGACTCGGCGGCGAGGCTTATGAGAGGTAAAACATGGAACATTCATTTGACATTGATATTGCGAAGGAATATGGGATACCATGCGCGGTAATTCTTAAACATCTTTGGTATTGGATTGAGAAGAACAGAGCTAACAGGAAGAACGAGCGGGATGGTTCGTACTGGACATACAACAGTGTAAGTGCTTTCTGTGAACTGTTCCCATACCTTTCAAAGAACACGATCATCAGAGCTTTGAAGAAACTTTCTGATGAAGGAATCATCAAGGAGGCAGTGTTTAATGACGTAGCATTTGACCGTACAAAATGGTACGCAATTACAGACAAGGGGTACTCAATCATCAACGGTGGACTTGCCCAAAATGCACAGTGCCATTTACCCAAAATGAGCAAGTCTGATTTACCCAAATTGGGTGAACCAATACCAAATAAATACCAAATAAATACACAAATAAATAATATATCTAATTCTAAAGAATTAGATTGTCCTTCTGGTTCAGAAGAACGTTCCGTACAGGCAGAAGTCAAGGAAGTGATTTCAGCTTGGAATAAACTTTCGGACTACGGCATAGCTCCGGTAAAGAAGATAGGTAGCGGAAGCAAGCGAGCTTCATGCTTAAGAGCAAGGTTACGGGAATACGGTATCGAAGATGTTTTAACTGCTATTGCTAACATCCGCGAAAGCGACTTCCTGAAAGGCAAGAACAATCGTGGTTGGATCATTACGTTTGACTGGTTTGTTCTTCCGACTAACTTTCCGAAGGTGCTTGAAGGTAACTACAACAATCGTAACGGCAGCAGCGAGGCGAAGCCTCAGTATTATGTTCCTAATGGACTTGAGAAGCCTAAGAAAGTATGGCAATGAGATGTTATTTTGACGAAAACGAAATAAAGAAAACCATAGCATTGATGAAGCCGGACGGTCAGTTGTTCGAGGTTCGTATGCTTGAGGGAACCAAGATTTATTCTGGCTACTTCACGGATGCTAACACTCTTGTTAATTGTCTCAGGCGAGAGGATTTGAGAAACAGAAATGTTTATATCACTCTCAACGAGATAGACCCAGGGTGCTACGGGCGCAAGCAACATGATTGTTTTATCCAGATTCGCAATAAAGAGCCGACAACCGGCGACAAGGACATCATTGGCTATAACTGGTTGATGATCGACCTTGATCCCGAAAGACCGTCCGGTACTTCTTCTACTGATGCTGAAATGGAAGAGGCGAAAGCCCTCGGAAACAAATTATTTATAGCTCTGCGGAACATTGGATTTGAAAAGCCGCTGACTGCATATAGCGGTAACGGTGTTCACCTGCTTTACAAGATACAGATTGCTAATACTACGGAGCGGGCCGCGCTGGTAGCCAAGTGCCTCAAAGTGCTAGACATGCTTTTCTCAACTGCAAAAGTAAAGGTGGATGTTAAAAATGCGAACCCATCACGTATCTGCAAACTTTACGGATGTTATTCAACCAAGGGGGCAGACACGAAAGAGCGGCCGCATCGTCAGAGCTATATAGTCGGTAATCCAGGAGAGATCAAGGCCACTGACATTTCATATCTCGAAAAGTTAGCGAAGATGATTCCGGACGAGGCTGAAAAGCCGCAGCAGTATAACTCATACAATCCGCAAGCATTTGATGTTGAAGCATGGATGCAGAAATATGGAATTGCATATAAGGCAGTTGGATGTTCAGACGGCACGAAGTACATTTTGGACCACTGTCCTTTTAATGAAAACCACAACGGCAAAGATGCCATGGTGTTTAAGCGCAATAACGGTGCACTTCAGTATATTTGCCTCCATAACAGTTGTCAGGATAAACACTGGCGCGAGTTTAGACAATTTTTTGAACCTAACGCTTACGAGAGGCGAGAAGCCGAGAGAACGGAGCGGATGTATCATTCGTACAACCGCCACATAAAACCGCCGCAGCGGGCCGCAGAGAAGCCCACAGACGGGTCTCCGGTATTCTTTACAGCACAAGATATTCTTGACATGAAGTTTCCGGAGGAAACATTTGTTAGGACCGGAATTAACATCGTTGACAGAAAGATGCGCGGACTAAAGAAAGGTCATGTTTCAGTTTGGTCAGGATTAAGGGCGAGCGCAAAGTCTACAATACTTTCAGAGATAGGACTTAACGCCATTGATGACGGTAACAATGTTGCCTACTTTAGCGGTGAGTTGACTCCGAAAAACTTTATGGACTGGATGTGGTTGCAGGCGGCCGGCAAGGGGTATGTTGTTGAGACTAATAACGACGGTTTCTATACAACTCCACTTGATACGCGAAAAAGGATAGCAAAATGGTTAAATGGTCATTTCTGGCTGTACAACAACGAATATGGCAACAATTTCATTTCTGTAATCGAACGGTTTGAAAAGATTATCGATGAAAACAAGCTGGACTTATTGGTTTTGGATAACTTAATGGCGTTTGACATCCGCGATCTGAGTGACAGTAAGTGGGATGCACAAAGTCAATTTGTTTTGAACCTTGCTGCACTGGCAAAGAAATATCGTGTTCATGTTGCTTTTGTGGCACATCCCAGGAAGGCAATGGGTTTTCTGAGATTTGATGATATAGCCGGAACCGCCGACTTGGGGAACGCGGTAGATGATGCTTTTATCATCCATCGAGTTAATAACGACTTCAAACGATATACGCATGAAATGTTCGGCTGGAAGGAAGATGCCGAGATGTATGAGGCCACAAATGTTATCGAAATAGTCAAAGACCGTGACGGTGGCAACCAGGATGTTTTCATTCCTTTATGGTATGAGATTGAATCGAAGCGACTGAAAAACGAGAAATCCGAAAACAGGATTTATGGATGGAGAGGCGATACACAAGGCGTGCTTTCATTGGCTGATTTCACGGCCGTAGAAGCTCCTCAGAGCGACAATCCTTTTGAATAGGGGAAATATGCAGCACTACATAAAAATAATTTTACAGGCCACTGGCGAGGCGTGGGCGGTGTTTAAAACGGCAGCGACTACAGGCAAGGAACCTAAACTGGCATTTGAACAGCTTAGAGAGAAATTCAAGGATACGGACGCCGGCGACTACGTTATGAGGTACACAAAAATCTGTGAGGAAGAGCTACCTGGTATAAAAGATCCGGAAGCATATATCGCAGAAGCAAAAGTCGTAGGAAACGAAGTGTGGAAAGTATTTAAGGACCTTGTTCCAAAAATATTCGAGAAAACGATGACGGACGGAGACTGGAACCGGATAGTTCAGAAAACGTCATCCATCGGAATGAGTAACAAGTGGAAATATGCAGGACATTATGCAGAGAGGTATTCCGCGATGCTAGCGTGGGAGCTTGACAGAAAGAACCGCCGGCTGAGAGGGATAATGACGGACGATTTAACAGAATACTTAAACAATCAATAACGGAGGGCAGCAAAATTGCATTTCGAAAGAGTAAAGTACGAGGCATTCAAGAACGACATGATGACATGGCGGCCCATGAACTTTCTGGGCGGTGAGATCGACGAGGCTTACGAGGGCATTCAGCTCCCTGTGAGGAAGACGATGTATGCTTGTGGATATGATGTTAGGACTCCCATCAACATTGTCTTGGCTCCCCACGCAAGCATTGTGATCCCGACAGGAATTAAGGTGGTCATGTCGGTCGATGAGATGAAGACATGGTGCTTGAAACTGTACGCTAGGTCCGGCATCGGAATCAAGGATAAAGTGGTCATTACGAACGGAACTGGACTGGTGGACGGCGATTTCCAATTCTCAAAAAACGATGGAGATATGCTCATTGCTCTCACGAATACGAGTGATGAAATTCACAAGTACAAGGCTGGCGATAGAGTGTGTCAGGCAGTGTTTGAAATATATGGAATCACTAGCGATGACAAGGCTTCTGATGAGAGAACCTACGGTATTGGGAGTACTGGAAAGGAATGAGCAATATATACAAAAATATCAAATTTTGGCTCCGTGTGAGGAACAAGACCCTCAAAATCCTCGCAGAAGAACTTGGAGTCAGACCGTATAAACTCAGTTGGTGGGTCAATGGTCACGAGGAGATGCCTCATGATGTTTTGATTCGAATAAGCGAGATTTTGGAAATTGATGTGGAAAAGCTGATAGGAGAGGAGCGAAAGTGAAACTGACAAGAGAAGAGGCGATTAAGCTTCACAAGCTGATGTGGTTGGATATGCAAGATGAGTTGGGAGACAATCCATCACGTTGGATGAGAGAAGCCTTCAAGAAAGGTTGGTGCAAAGAGCATATTGGCTCAGAGATAGAAAACAATTGCTTTCTGTGTGAATACACTAGCCAGAAGACCGGAAGGCATGATGGTAGTAACTGTGAATATTGCCCTATCGATTGGAAATGCCAAGGCATTTTCGTTGCTTGTGAGAATGGAGAAGTGTCTTGGATTGATTCGCCTATTTCCGAAATCCTGGCACTCGAAGAGAGGAATGTGGACGATGGTCACGATAAGCAAAGAATCGGCAATTGAGGCGATAAAAAAACTCTGCGAAGAATGTGATGCCGATCACTGTGGCGAGTGCCGCATAGATTATCCTGGCAAAGATGCGAAGAGTGTTCTTGAGGCACTGCCGCCAGAAGAGCCGGACATCATCTACTGCAAGGACTGCCGAAAGCACAACAAGAGAGTCGGTTTTGACGAAAATTTCCATACAGTTTGGAAAGAAGATGCCTGCCCTCTTGCGAGCTGGAGAGGAAAAGCACAAGGCCATGAATTCGACTATCAGTTTTGCGCTTTCGGAGAGAGGAGAACGGAATGAAGTTGATAGATGCCGATGAGATTGTTTATGAATCAATCGACTCGTCCGACGCAGAAGAATACTTTGCAAAATACGGCACTGGGATCTTGGCGGTTAGGAAAGAGGACATCGATGAGATGACAACCATTGAGCCTCATATAGTTAGGTGCAAGGATTGCAAACACTGGATTCCATACGATTGGATGTTCAGTGAAGTATGGCAGAGCAAGAATATGGCAGATTATCCAGAGGATGAAATAGGGTGTGCTTGTAGCGATATGGCAATGAAAGCAAACGACTTTTGCAGTCGGGGAGAGAGGAGAACAGAATGATAGTGTTTGAATTATCAATGCCAAATAAAGGTTCGTGGAATGGCAAATGGTCACAAGAAGGACAGTTATTTGTGCGGACACGAAGAGAATGTGATGTGCCAAAAGAGTATTGGAACAAGTCGTTCTATCACAGGTGGGATGATGGATGGACTGCCTGTGTTACAACCACACGAATGACAGCTAATGAAGCTAGAAAACTAGAGAGGAAGTCAAAAGGATTCTGTGGTTACGATTGGATGATTCGTAGCATTATCAAACACGGAGATATTCGATATGAGAGGAGAACGGAATGAGACTGATAGATGCAGACGAGATTGTTTATGAATCAATCGACTCGTCCGACACAGAAGAATACTTTGCAAAATACGGCACTGGGATCTTGGCGGTTAGGAAAGAGGATATAGATGAGTTGCCGTCCGCAGAAGAGGAATCCTTCGAGTGGTGTACGGACTGCAAAGAATACGACCAAGAAGCGCACTGTTGCCACAGATGGAGCAAGGTGATTCGTAAGACAGTTGATGAGATGCAGATTGTTCGTTGTAAGGACTGTATCTATGCCGATTACATGGACGATGTTAAAGCACTCTGGTGTAGCGAAGGTGGGAGAGGCAAGACGGTAGCTCCAGAGGATTTTTGCAGCTATGGCGAGAGAAAAGAGGAGACGGAATGAAGTGGATTGTCGCAACCAGAATTGCTGATGGTGAAAAGATATATGTTAATGTGAGCCAGATTTGTGCAGTATACGGAAAATACACCAATAAGAATGTGACAATAATTGATTTTGTTGGAGACTGCGAAAATTACTTAGAAGTGTTAGAAAGTCCGGAGGCAATTATGAATCTTCTCAAGGGAGAGGTGACGGAATGATTGACGAAGATGCACTAAAGCTCATCGCTATTATTTATGCGCTAATTAGCATTATCGGAATTTTGTTGCTTGTGATTGTTTGTGTAAGGGGGTGACGGAATGAGCAAACTCAAGATGAAAAGAAAACGCTATGTCTGTCACAGATGCAACGCCACGCATGAATATCCAAGGACATATCTGACTTACAAAGATGGATATGGATGGGTGTGCGAAAGAT